ATCAAATGTAAAAGCATCATTTGAAAATAATTTAGATTCAATAGGTTGAATATCTAAGGTTATTTTATTAAAATTAGCAGTATCAAATATTTCCCAAGAGGTATAGCTCCGGTCATTTACATATATTTTGTAACTTTCCATATTTATACTAGATATATGTAGTTATAATTATATCTTTAACTCATATTTATTAATAGATAAATTTAAAAAGTATGTAAAAAAATTTAGGAATAAAAATGCATATAATATATATATATATATATATATAGATATATATATATATAGATGAGTAATCCTTCATTTATTAGTGGTTTAAATGGACCTAGCGGAATAACTTTTGATAGTTATGGTAATTTATATGTAGCAAATTACATTGGTAATACAATTGGAAAATATAATTCAGATGGTACCACAGTAAACGCAAGTTTTATAATAGGGTTAAATAACCCTAAAGGAATAGCTTTTGATAGTTATGGTAATTTATATGTAACAAATTGCATTGGTAATACAATTGGAAAATATAATTCAGATGGTACCACAGTAAACGCAAGTTTTATAATAGGGTTAAATACCCCTAAAGGAATAGCTTTTGATAGTACTGGTAATTTATATGTAGCAAATAGTGGTAATGATGCAATTGGAAAATATAGGTCAGATGGTTCCACGGTAAACGCAGATTTTATAATAGGGATATATGATCCTGACGGAATAGCTTTTGATAGTTATGATAATTTATATGTAGTAAGTTTCGGTAATGAAATAATTGGAAAATATAATTCAGATGGTACCACAGTAAACGCAAGTTTTATAATAGGGTTAAATACCCCTAAAGGAATAGCTTTTGATAGTACTGGTAATTTATATGTAGCAAGTGTAGATAAAATTGGAAAATATAGGTCAGATGGTTCCACGGTAAACGCAGATTTTATATCAGGTTTACATGGACCTCAATATACAGCTTTTGATAGTGCTGGTAATTTATATGTAACAAATTTCGATAATAGTAAAGTTAGTAAATACTATGCACCACCAACTATTTCTTCCATTGTTCCAATTTCCGGTATAATATCAGGAGGTACAAGTGTTACTATAACAGGAACTAATTTTGTTCCTAATATAACCACTGTTAAATTTGGTAGTGCCTCTGCAACATCTGTTAATGTAAATAGTTCAGGAACTAGCATCACATGTTTTACACCAATTCGTTTAGCTGGAACAACAGATGTTGTCGTAACTACATCTGCTGGTTTAGCAACTTTAACAAATGGTTTCTATTATGTAGCACAACCAACTATTTCTTCCATTTCTCCAATTTTAGGTTTAATACCAGGAGGTACAAGTGTTACTATAACAGGAACTAATTTTGTTCCTAATATAACCACTGTTAAATTTGGTAGTGCTTCTGCAACATCTGTTAATGTAAATAGTTCAAGAACTAGCATAACATGTGTTACACCAAATGGTTTAGCTGGATTTGCAGATGTTGTCGTAACTACAGCTGGTTTTTTAGACACTTTAACAAATGGTTTCACATATGTAGTAAGACTACCAATTTCAAATATTTGTTTCCCTGCCGGAACTCCTATTACTACAAATCAAGGAACATTTCCCATTGAGAAAATAAACCAAGCCATTCATACTATCCGTAATAAAAAAATTGTTGGAATTACTCAAACAGTTACACAAGACAGATATTTGGTATGTTTTGAAAAAGATTCTTTAGGAATTAATTTACCTTCTCAAAAAACAATTATTAGTAAAAACCATGGAATTTTTTATAAAGGTAAAATGTTACATGCTAAAGAATTTATTGGAAAATTTGAAAATGTTAAAAAAATAAAATATACTGGAGAAATTTTATATAATGTATTAATGGAAGATCATGATAAAATGATGGTAAATAATTTGATATGTGAAACATTACATCCTGAAAATGGAACTGCCAAATTATATAAATGTCTTCAAAATTTAAATCCTAAAGAACAACAAAATTTAATTGAAAATTGCAATGAATATACTATAAAGAATAATGTGTTTTCTTCTAAAAAAATAACTAACTAAATAAATTAATAAATTTTATATAATATTAATTTATTGGAAATTTACTTAAAATATAATATATATTTAAATGAAAAAAAATATTGTAGCTGTAATCATGGCAGGTGGTTTAGGTAAAAGAATGGAATCTAATATTCCAAAAGTATTGCATAAAATAAATAATATTCCAATGATAAATAGTATTTTAATGCAGCTAAAAAAATTAAGTTTTATTGTAAATTTAGAAAAAATAATAATTGTTGTAGGAAAATATAAAGAAAAAATAAAAGAAGTTGTTGATGAATTATTTGGTTTACCAGAAATAGTTTATGTGACACAAGAAGAACCTCATGGAACAGGACATGCTATAATGTGTTGTAAATGTGAGTTATTAAAGCATATAGACTCAGATATTTTGATTCTCTCTGGTGATGTTCCTATGTTAAGTTCATATACAATGAAAAGTTTATTAAATATGATAAGTAATATTAAATTTATAATAGCTACAATAGATGACTCAACAGGATATGGTAAAATTGTATTAAAAAATAATAAATTTGATAAAATTGTTGAACATAAAGATTGTACAGTTGAAGAATTAAGTATTTTACAAATAAATAGTGGAATATATTGTATAAAATCAAATTTATTATGTAAATATTTATCTTATTTGCGAAATGATAATAATCAATGCGAATATTATTTAACAGATATAATTAAAATCATTAAAGATAATGAAAAAATAGATATAGATATGTTAGAAATAGAAAAGGATAAATTATATGAAATTATAGGTATAAATACAATAAAACAATTAAATGAATTAGAAGAATTAATAAAAAATAAAAAAAATTGAAACGGAATATGTGTGTGTAATTTAACGCATACAATAATAAATAAAATGGATGCTGAAAACAGAAATAATATTCAATTTATTACTCCATTGAACATAAGAGTTTCAAGATGTTGTTCATTTTGCCACCAAGCTGGACATAATGTATCAAGATGTAATAGTGATAGATTATTAGAATTTGAAATCATATGTGCAAATCAAGTAAGAAATATGACTCAACAAGAATTTAAAATTTGGATATTAACCAATTATATAAATCAAGACTTACTTTTAAAAAGTTTTGCTATTAGAAAATGTCAATCAAATTCAAGATTACCAACAGCTATTTACATAGAACATATAATATCTTATATTTTTAGAAATTATGTACTTGAAGAAACTTTTGAAGATGATATTCTTAATATTTTGGTAAATTTTAGAAACAATTCAGAGATAAATGAAAGACTAGAACCTAGTATTGAAGATATTCAAGGAATAAATCAAATTGTATTAAGAGAATACATGTTAACATTATTTAATAATTTTCTGAATACTGTTAGGTCTCAAAATTCAGAAAATAGAAAACTACAAATAATTTCAACTATTGAGAATGATGAAATTTGTGGAAATTGTGAATGTAGCATATGTTGGGAGGATAAAGAAGTTAAAGATTTTGTAAAATTGGGATGCAAACACGAGTTTTGTAAGGATTGTTTAATAAAAACTTTAAGGTCTGACATAAGAGAAATTCCTTGCTGTGCTCTTTGCAGAACTGAAGTAACAAAGTTAATTTCAAGAACAGATTTAGTTCATTCTGAACTGGAAAATTTGGTTGCCGAAATGTAAATGTAGTGAAAAAAAACGATAAATTATAAATTTTTTATTTACAATAATGTAGATAAAAAATAAACACAAAATTCAATATCAAATATCTGCCAATCTGTATCAGCTAAACATTATCATTCCAGAATTTATTTAAATACTTTTTTAATTATACCGGATTTGTAGTAATTACAGGTCCGCCTCAGCCTCCTTTCATAATACCTGTTTTTTTAAACATTTCAGGAAGTGAAGACATAGGTTCTCCTCATCCACCACGCATTTTATTAAGACGTCTTGTATGTCTTCTTGCAGAACGTTTTACACGTTTTGTTCTTTTTCTTTTAATTCTTCTTTTAGAAGTGTAGAGAGAAAATAAGTTTTTAACCATCTTCATATATATAATATAAGAAATTATTGAATATTGCTTCCAATATTTAAATCATTTGATAATGGTTCAGGAAGTTCATTTATATTTGTTCCAGGTGTATTTATTTCGTTAATATTTATTTCTACTTCGTTTTGATGGTTTAATTCTTCATGAGTTTCAAGTGGATGAACGATTTCATTATTAAGTTCTATTATGCTAGCCTTTTTAACAATATTTCTTTTAACATTTTGAATTTGTAAAGCGTGCATACATATGTAAGGAGTGACAGCAATATTATTCATATATGTTCTATAATAAAAACAAGAAATACTTGTATTATGATTAAATTTAATACTATACCACCAATAAGCAGGAATAAATAATGTTTTTCCAGGAGTTAATGTAAATTCAAGGCATTTTATTTTATCAAAATCAGCACTGTATTTAGGTTGAGGAGACCAAGGATTAACAGGTGATTTAAATTCAAAATTTTCATAGTCATAAATAGGATATAAATATTTTGTACTGTGAGGAGGCGCAAGCTTAATTTGAGCGCTTCCTTCAGTTAAAAGAAGAAAATTTCTATAATTAATTTCATATCTAAACGGAGAACATGTTTTATCACTTCCCATCATTATATCATAATTACAATTTGAAACCATATATGGTCTTAAAAACGCATCATTATATTTTAAACTTTTAATAACTCCAGTTTCTTCAAGAAAATCTGTGTTATTTTCTGATAAATATGTTGATTTTTTATCTTCATCAAATAATTTAACAGCTGAATGTATAGGCAATGGTATATATAATTCTGCATTTACATCATCATCTTTAATATTTCTAATTTTAACCTCAAAAGCATGATAGTTATTTGAAATATATGTTTTATTAGATGAATTCATTATTTTTTCACAATCAAAATCGAATATAGCAGGTTGTCTCAGATCACATATTTCTTCTAATTTATCCTTAGATGGCTGTTCAATCTCATACATTTCTAAGTCTTCACCAGTCTTTAAATGAAATTGAATATGTAAATAAATAAATAACACTAAACAAAAAATAAATAAACCAAATAATATTTTCATTGTAATCTTAAATAAAAATAATAATAATTTTTATTAACTGGAACGAAGCGATATTAATCATTCATTTTTGGAGCCATAAAAAATATCATTGAGCTATCATCTCCTAAATCATAACTAATTTTCATAGGGCACTCGTTGCTTAATGAAAATTCTACATCTGCTGATAACTTATTTGTTATACACATTTTATTAATATATGCTAGACTGTAAGTTAGAGTAATATCTTCTCCTTCAACTATACTATAACTACTTAAATCATCAATAGGAATATCAACTCTCATTTCTCCTGTGATACCATTTGTAGTCAAACTTATGGAAGTTTCTGAACAATTAATTATAATATCATTTCCAAAATTGTTTAATTGAGAGAACATATCGGTAATTTGTTTTGATAACAAAGAAAAATCAGCATCATAATCAACTGTTGGAATATTCATCTCTTCGTATTCATATTCTGCAAGAGGCATTTTAAATGACTTTTTAAAATCACCCTTTTTAGCTTCAATTGATTCAAAATTAACATAAAGAACGTCTTGTTCATCACTGTTCATTTTTATAATTAAATCTTGGTTTTCACTTTTTGTGCTAATTATAGAATGAAATACATTTGAATCAAAACAAATTTTAGTTGAATCAATAATATCATAATTTGTAAACCAATTTTTATGTAGTTTAACATCAAAAAGGCAAACGTGTGATTTATCCATTCCTTGAATATGTACTAATTCAGTCTCAAACATAACACAAATTAGTGAAGAACAGTTTTTTAACACTTGAAAAACTGAAACAAAAATATCCTTTTTCTTTTTATCGCTAATCTGAATTCTCATATTAAATATTATATTGTATTATTTTTAATATGTTTAATATATAATAATAATGACAATTGAGTATTATTATATTAATCCATTCAACAAATACAATAAAGAGTTTGAAGAATTAGGTTATAAAAAAGGTAATATAAATGAATTATTGAGAATAATTAAGTTAAATCCATTATTTTGCAGAAATCAAAAAGCAATAAGTTATGATTATTTTATAAAATCTATTTCACAAGACGCAGTTATATATATTACAGATGATGAAAATGTTTCTTATAATAATTATATTGTTGGTTGTTGCACATTATACATTAATAGCTCGCCTAATAGTAATATTACAATAACAGGAATATGTGTTCCGTTTTCTTCAGAAAAAAAATACGGAACCTTATTGTTAAATGATGTAAAAAGAATTGGAGAAAAAATAAAAAGTGATGTAATATATTTGGGAGCAAAAGATTCAAATAAAGATTTTTATTTAAAAAATGGTTTTATAATAAATAAACGCTATAAGCCAGAAAAATATGACAGACTAGCTCAAGAGTCTGAAATAGATTATGATGTTGATATGAAATATACATTAAATCTTGTTGGTGGTAAAATTAAAAAACATAAGAACACAAATAAAAAAAGAAAATATAAATCAAAAACTAAAAGGAGAACCTAAATTAAGCATTAGCTAGCTCTTGTTTAATAATACTTTTTAAATCACTACTCATAATAACATTCTCTCCATCTATATCATTAATACTTGTTGTAACAGGTTCTAATTCAATAGTTGTTATACTTTGTTCAGAAGATTCATTAACAGGTTGGATATTTTTTTCTAATTCACTCAATGCGAATTCATAATCAGAAAATTTATTATTTGTATCTGTTGCAAATAAATCATACTTAATCATAAAGGTTTTGAGAATATCTTTTGTTTCTACAAGTTCTCTTTCAAATCTAAATAATTGTTCATTATGCTTAGAGATTGCCAAAGTATGTTTATTACCTTCATCACCAATTCTTGTAAGTTGTTCTGTTAATTTAGCAACATCTTCAGACAATTTTGATATAAATTCATTATTTACAGTTCCTGATTCTTTCTTTTCAACTGATTCAAGTCTGTTAATAATTCCGGAAAAAACGCTATTATCAACTATTGTAGAATTTTCAGGTAAATTAGTGTGTTGTGATGATATACCTTCGTGTTGTCTGACTTCACTGTCATGTTCAGTTTCAATAACCCACTGCTCAACCCTTCCTAAACGCAATGTAATTAACCCAATAGCATCTGAAATACTTAATTTTGTAAATGGTAAACCGTTTTGACTTTGTTGTTGAGATTGTTTAACATTTTGGTATGAATTTTGTTGTGAATTTTGTTGTGAATTTTGTTGTGAATTTTGTTGTTGAGGTGGTCCTCTAGATGTTCGTGCATTTGGAGCTTGTCCTTGAGGTTGTTGATATCCTTGTGGAGCAAAAGCTGCATGAGAACCTATTGAAGTTCCTGGTCTATTTCCTGATACAGGTGGAGCAGTTTCTCCAGCCCTTCTTGATCTAGCGGCGGCAAGTGATCTTGAACTCATAATAATATTATTTTATAATTTGTTTCTAAATTACTTACGCATTAATTTACTTTTATATAATTTCTTATTCTTAATTGTTTTTCTTTTCTTACAAGAAAAAATCTTGTAAGATTTATTATTCTTAATTGTTTTTCTTTTTTTCCCTCCAAGATATAAATATTTATTAAACCCAATATTATTATCATCTGATAATATATCAAATACATAATTAACTTTTTGTCTATCAACCACCTTAATTTCATACAATTCATACTGAGGAAATGAAAATTTATTTCCTTTAATTTGTTTATTTAAATATGGTATAAGAAATAATGCATCCATGTATATATTATATTTTTTGTTATATCCTTTTCTTTCTTCACTTTTAAAAATTTTCATATCTGAGTGTATAAAATTAATATAGTTAATGATGTAAATAAACATATTTATATCAAATATGCGCGTTAGAGGTTCTCTTGCAATATTTGCTTCACTCCAAGAATCGCAAATAATTATATAATCATTACATCTATATATAAAAAAATGATGAGCTGTTATTGTTTCGTGACATAAATTAATCATATAAGATTTTCCGTTTTGAAATGTATTTATATTATAATGGTTTTCAGGAATATACCAAAAATTAGGGTCATCATTGTGAGACGGAATTGTTATATTATGAATTTTCTTTAAATTATACATTAACCCACGATATTTCTCATCAACAAATGCATAACCAGTAATAACTTTATAAAAAACCGTTGCAAATTTGTATACTTGATATTGTTTTAATTCTGTAAATCCATGTTTTAACTTATAATTTTCTAATTTATTCTCGAATAAAAGATAAAAATACATATACATATATGGTGCAAAACGACCGCAACATATCCAATTTCTATTATATGCATCACATGAACTGCAAACATTGTCGATATTTTTTAAATAATTTGCAATTGCATTAATGTTATAAGCAATATCAATACATTGAGTTTGTTCGCATTTATCGTCTGTTACAATAACGTGAAAATTTTTAACAGTGCTGTTATATTTTTGTATTTTTTCAATTGTTTCTTCAACATTACTTTTTTGTGAGTTTATTTGTAAACTTTTATTCTGAATAAATGGTATATAAAAATATATAGTATAAAAATCATTTATTTTGTAATCTTTAAATGTAAATGTAATTTTTTTACATTCATTTAATGACGCGTCTGGTGCATTTTCTAAATCTAAATTCAATAATTTTGGCAATTCTGGTATATTTTTCTGATTTGTAAACCAATCGTCTAAAATGGCAGGTTCATATTCATCAATTTCACCAGGTTCTAAATCCATTATATTATAATGTAATATAACTTTATGCAACGCTTTTCATTTTATAATCATCAATATTCTCTCTAATTTTTGTTATTTTATAACAAATATAATATAACAAATACATTTAAATGATATATCATATATCATTTAAATAATGTCAAGGTTTCTTAAACTCACAACTAGAATTATTAATATTAAATACATAAGCCAAATTCATACATATGATAATTCATTTCAAATTATGATAAATACAAATAACTTGACTGGAATGAATATTTTTGGATTAGGAACTATTCGTTGGCAAAATGAATGGATTTATATAAACGAAGATTCTGAAAAGGAATCAGATAAAAAAGATTATCAAATCGTAAAAGAATGGATAGAAAAATTGGATACCTAAGCAACCATTTTCATTTTAATAGCTTCATGGCTTTGATAATTATGAATTTCAAAATCTTCAACTTGATAATCATTAATATTCTCTCTAATTTGTTTTATAGAGACTGTTGGAAAAGTATATGGTTCCCTATTAAGAATTTCTTTCATTGGTTCAATATGTTCCTCGTATAAATGTTCGTTTCCAATAAAATAAACAAATTCATAAGCTTCTAATCCACAATGTTTTGCTAACAAATGTGTTAAGAAACTATACGACGCTATATTAAAACTTTTGCCTAGGGCAACATCACACGACCGCTGATAAAGCGCGCACGATAATTGGTTTCCATTATGAACATTAAATTGACATAAAATATGACAAGGAGGAAGAGCCATTTGGTCTAACTGTTTAGGATTCCAAGCTGTCATTATCAAGCGTCGACTAGTCCTCTGTTTTGGGTCTTTAAGAGCATCAATAATTTGTTGCAATTGGTCTACTCCACCATCATCGTTAACAATATTATTATGGTCAATCTCTAATTCAGCATCCATTGGTCCACATGCTCCTCTATTCCATATGTATGCATTTTTAATGAATTCTTTGTTTTGATTATTATAATAAGACTTATTAAATGAACGCCATTGGTAACCATATATTGGTCCCAATTCGTCAACTTCGTTAGTAGTTAATTGTCTACTATTTAAAAATTCACGAGAACCATTTGCATCCCAAATATGAACACCTTGTTCTTTAAGAATCTTATTATCTGTTTCTCCACGAATAAACCATAAAAGCTCCTTCAAACAAGTCTTCCAAGCAGTCTTTTTAGTTGTTAAAATAGGAATTTTTCCATCCTTTAGAGAGAAACGCATTGAGTTTCCAAAAATGCTTTTTGTTTTTCCATTTCTACCTTCTTCCCAAAAACCATTTTCCATAATATTTTCAATAATATTAATGTACTGGTATTCTTCGTGTGAATGTTTATTTAAATTAGCAAAAACACGGTCTGAAATTATACCAGTCCCATATATTTCATTCGTATATTTGTCTTCTCTTTCTTTATTTTCTTGCATTAGTTTTTCTTCTTCTGGAGTAAGTGTTCTAAGTCTAGCAATTCCTGTAGCATATTCTTCAGCCATATGTTCCATTTAATTTATTATTTAGAATACCTTTAAATACTTTAGTTTAAAGACAATTTTCTTCATTTTAATTTCTAATTATAAATCATATGGATAGTTCAGATGAATCAAACAAAAACTTTTTTAAACATGTCTTTAATTTTGATGATGACTCAAAATCAGACATATTAAATATTATTCAATATGCTTTAATTAGTATTATTCCTGTTGTAATTCTTAATAAAACTATAGGAAAATATGTCCCAGAAGCTGATGATAGAAAAAGTACTTTAGAAGTAACTGCTGAAATAATTATTCAAGTTATTGTTACATTGATGGGGCTATTACTTATTCATAGAATCATTACATTTGTACCAACATATAGTGGTTCTAAATATGCAGAATTTAATATTGTATACATTATTTTAGCAATATTGATGATAACTATGAGTCTTCAAACTAGACTTGGAGAGAAAGTAAGTATTTTGGTAGACCGCATAGTTGAGCTATGGGATGGCAAGAGTGATAATAAAAAGAAAAATGGTAAAAACGCAGTAAAAGTATCTCAACCAATTGCAGGACAAATTACAGGTCAACAAATGATGAATCCAGCAACAGCTCAAGCTCTTTACACTGACGGAACTGCAATTAGTTCTCTTCCAACAAATGATGTAGGTTATGGTAGTGAAAATACTATGCAAGCACAACAAACACCAAATTATAACGCAATGTATAAACAAGACACTACACCACTAGTTGGGGCTGCTACTCCTGGAGTTAGTCAAGAATCTTTTGGTCCTGTTGCTGCTAGTGAATTTTTAGGAGGAGGAAGCGCTTTTGGTAGTGCTTGGTAAATAAAAGTTTAATTAATAAAAATATATAAATATAATTAAAAATATATTTATATATGGACGTAAATAAATTATTGAAAGCTTTAGATGATGAGACAAATGAAACACTTTTTAATTTTACATCAGATAAAATAAAAGAAATGAATTTAAATGTTTTAAAAGAATTGCAACTTCCTAGAAAAGATACTCTAGAAATATTAAAAAAAATACAAGACTATAAATATGTTGATGAAATGAATGATTTAAAATATGGAGCATACATTAGATGGATACCTATTGAAGACCCAACTAATATTTATTTAACAAAAGGAGCATTGTTTTGTGAAATGAAAATTACAGACGATGGTGTATTTTGTATTTGTAAAAATTATGGTTTTAATTCACGACATTTTCAAATTTCAATGGATAAAAACCTAATTTTTCAAAGATTAACCGACCAAGAATTGGTATTATTGTCAGCATTAGACCACTTATCAAAATAATTTAAATTCCCTTTACAATTATTTCATCCTTTTTATTAATTTCTTCTTTAATAAGAAAGTTATAAATATTTTCTTTTTGGTCTCCAGTTAAGGTTATAACTTCTCCAAATTTTTCATCTTTTATAATAGACCCATTACAATTGTATGTTTTTTTAAAATATGATATAATTTTTTTTAAATCTAAATCTTCAGCCATTCCAGATATAGTAGTAATACATTGTCTCCCATTTCGTTTTTGAACAGAAATAGTTACTATATTTTTTGAAAATACATCATTATCATCAAATTTTAAATCCATAATTATATATGTAATATGTATTTAAATAATTATTTTAATTACTTACATCTATTTTTATTCTTCCTTTTACCTCCTTGATTACCCCAACTTTCCATTTGTTCATTTAAAGGATTTGTATATAATGGGTCTTCATTTAACATTTGATTTCTTTCCAATTCTGCTTTTCTTTCAGGTGTTGGTCCCGCAAAAACAGAAGATGTTTCTTGAGGACTAGTAGGTCTAAAAGATAATTGACTTAATTGTTCTTGATATTTTTCAAAACGTTTGGGGTCAGGAGGAATATCTCTAATAGGTTCAAATGCCTCATGTTTTCCAGTTTCAATATCATAATTAACACCTCCTTTCTTATTTTTTCTTGTTTTTTTCTCTCTACATTTACAATCTAAGAATAATCCTGGAATAAATTTCCCATTTTTTATAATCTGTATATGAGATTTATGAATAGGTTTTTTAACAGAAGAAACTCTTTTACCTTTTCTAAATTTTGTTACACTTTTATAACCTTTACCCTTTTTAATGAAAACTTTACGCACTATTTTACCTCCATTTTGTAATTTAATTTCAGTATTTTCATAATTAAAATTGTTGTTATTCATAATATATTATCTATAGAAAATAATAATATATAATTTATATGGATATTAATAAATTAGTTCATTTATTTCATATAATAATAGTTGGTTGTTTATTTCTTTATGTAGGAATAAATAGAGATAAGATATCAAAATATATGTTTAATGTATTATTTTGGCTAGGTATAATAATAATATTTTACCATATTTTCAAAACATATAATTATATAAATCTTGGTAAAGGTTTTTGGGTAAATTTAATACATATATTCATAATTGGACCTTTATTAATTTATATTGGTTATTATGAAGAAAAAACTGCTAGACTATATTTTGAGTTATTATTAATGTTAGGGTTTGCTTCAATTGGTTATCATGGTTATTATCTAATAAGTAATTAACATTGTGTATTAATCCATTTTTTTGTTAAAACAGCTTTAACACTTTCTAACGCACCTTCTGTCCATCCTTGGTATCTACTTACAGCTTCACCTACTACTAACATTCCTTTTTCAGGATGTTGAACTTTGTATACAAATTCATCTCTATTTTTAAAATTTTTAAGGGGTTCATAATAATGTGTTCCTATCGGCCAATAATAGTCCTTTATTTCTAATATATTTAATTCTTCATTTATTCCAAGTGATTTTTCAATTAATTCAGAATATAATTGTCTATTTTCCAAATTGTTTTCTAAGTGGTCTTTTAAAATTAGTGCATTATCGTTATCACTATATGCTATCATATAAACACCTTTATCTGGATTCATTGGAATTATTTTTTGAAGTGGTCCAGGAACAATAGTATAATCTGAAATATAATTTTTAAGTATATCAGATGATTTTTTATCAAATTTAGCATAAAGTCTTAAAAAAGGTTGTCCGTGAATTTGTTGGTATAAACTATTTTTATTTGAAGCTCCAGGTACGAGTTCTTTAATTCCTGAAATAGTAGTTGCAATTATTACCTTATTTGAATAGAATATTTTATTATCTTTTGTTATTATTTCAAATGTACAAGGTTCATCTTTAATTTTATTTATTTTTACAACATTTGTTGAAAATTTAATTTTATTATGACCAATTAAATCATATAGTTTATGAACCATTTTTTTCCAAGGAATATCTAATTTTGTCCACCCTCCTTTATTATCGTCCATACCATAATTATATAAGGTTTCAGATATATCAGCATTTTCATAGTCAGTATAACCAGCACTAATTATAAAATTTTGATAATTGTCATTTCCCAAAAGTTTAATGAAAAATTGTTTAAAAGTTTTTTTATGAAGCTCAGGATGTTTTTTATATTCAATCTTTAGTTTATCAATAATTTTAACAATATCAACGGGATTCATAGTTTTCGAATATTTCATTATGGAATTACTTTTAGAATACTTAATATCTAAATTGTTCATTAAATTAATTAATAATGGATTAGTATCTAATCTACCAATTCCTGCACCAGTTACAATTTCAGTTCCATAAAATATTTCATTACTTGTTCTTCCTCCAATCCATTCTTTTTTATATTTTTCTAGGACTAAAAATGATGTATTTTGAGATTTTTTTTTAATATTATAAGCGCTATACAGTCCAGACATACCACTTCCAATAATAATTATATCAACATATTTATTATTCATATAGTAATTTTATATAATTATTTTATATTTTTAAGTGTTTTTAAAATTTAATTGTTTGATTACCATTACATTTAAATTTACCACGTGTATATCCTTTTCTATTAAATATTGTTTTTATGCAAATGCCGATAGTTCGTCATTCATTTGTTTTATCAACTTTTTTATACATCTACATAACTTACTTGTTAATAATTTTTCGGCTTTATCTTTAATAATTCTATTTGATTTAGAGGTCGGTTCACTATAATATTGTAAATTTTTTTTGTAGTTATTTTTGTCAATTCAGACATATATCTCTCTAATATTTACAATCAAGAAATAAACCAGGAATGAACTTTCTGTGTTTAATAAGCTTTATATGTGCTGAATGTATTGATTTTTTTCCTCTTCTAAATGTTGGTATACTTTTATATCCTTTGCTTTTTTTGCAATGAAATAGTAACTATATTTTTAGAAAAATCATTTTCATTATGAAATTTTAAATCCATAATTATATATTTCTTATGTATATTAATAATATAAATAGTAACTTTATATTATTTAACTAAACTTATCGTTCTTTTGGAATATAAAATGCGTCAGAAGTTTTACATAAATTTAAATTTTTTTGAACGTATTACTCACAACTATGTGTTTTATGCTGGTCTAGATGGGGCTCGTGCTAAACTGATCATAGATTGCTCGCAATAAAACACTATCATTACTATAATTGTATAATCCGTGTTTGGAGGGACCACTCGCACTTCGAGAAATTATACCAATTTGAGATAATACTATTTCAACAGAACCTACCTCTGCTCCAGAATTAGTGCTGATAGAAATTGCCAATATATCATCGTTATCCTCCATAGTTCCTTGTGTTCCGGAGCTGTCGGTTGATTCAACTAGATTAAGCTCAACAGTGCCAGGCATAGTTACTAAATTTTCATAACCTGCCTTAGCAATTTTTAATAAATAATGAGGATTTTCTACGCTAACTACGTGGGATTGAGGTAACATATAAGATACTTTTGAATGATACCAAGAAGAAACATTACCTGATGATTTAGGTTTTGTATATATAGTTATATATGGGTCATCACTGCTTGTATGAAAAATATCAACTTTTGCATAAACAAGTTTTAAGTCAGATAGCTTCATTTCAAACTTTGGAGTTTTTGTAGTTGGAAAGTTTGCAACTGTATATACTTGTACTTTATTTACATCAGAGGTGGTTCCTGTCTTTTTATAGTACCAACCATCATCTGCATCACCACTTCTAGTTGATGGTAATGGTGTAAAACCTTTTGTGTGCTGATCAAATGGAATGTGTCTAATATGATGGATGAAATTTGGTTTTGCTAAAGTATTTGCGACATCAGCGACATCTAATTGAGTAAGTCTTGTATCAAGACTTTCAATCGAATTATTAACGCGTAGAGTTTCTGCTTCCATATTATCGTCCATATACTTTTTATTGACTAAATGACTATCAACAGTAGGAGGTGTTGAAACTTCAACACCTGAATCACTAACAACGGCAGAGGTGCCTAAGTAAAGAGGATTAAACAATCTTCGAGACATTATAATATTAAATAATATTTTTTTTTCTACCAAAAAAAAAATTACACCATAAGTGACCAATTATTTGAAACTTTATTAAATACAAACTGTATTATAAGATTAGAATTTATTATAATGTTTAAAGACCCTGTTATTGGTGTTAATATAAGATGATGCATTTTGTCATATGAATGTACATAAATATCATCTTCAGACGAATTATGTATATAAATATTTTGTCCATCCTCACAGCCGCGAGGTAAAGTAATTGAGTTGACACCATTTAATAATCTAAAATTAGTAATAATATTATTATCAATAATGTAATCAGTTATATTAATATCTCTAAATTTTATTACTTGGTTTTCAAAGGAAAATTTTTTCAAATTAACATTTCCTAAAAAAGAAGCACCAGATAAATATGCTAATTTTGTATAAAAATTATCGTCATTATTAATTGCTTCAGAAATTTTTTGTAATGTATTTAAAGAATTAGGTACGTCTCCTTTTAAATTTGTTAATAAAATATTTACATATTCAGAGTTAACAATTTTTTTACTATTATCATTTTGAGATGGTGTTATTGAAATAGTAGGTGTTCCAGTTAAATTAATATTATCAACCAATTTATCACTATTAATTGTTTTATCTAAAATATCATCATTCATAATTTTATTGCTAAATAATATGCCGTCTTTATCGTTGTGCAATACACCATCTGTTAAAAAACTTTTTATGTGTAAATCACCCTCAATGGTTAAATTTCTGGTTATATTTTCATAAGTTATAATAGAATACATTTAATAATATAATATTATAAAAAAATTAAAATACCGTATTTATATTAATTTTTTAATGAAAGACAATAAAATATGTTATAAAGAATAAAGCAAGAAAGAGAAAATATACAAATTATTATTTTATTTGCAAATATTAGAAAACTATGACTGAGTTAACAAATGATGATTACAAACATATTTTAGAGTTTTATAAAGAGGTAATCCCAAAATCTAAACGTTTAATAAAATTACAAGCAGAGAGATTAATAGCAAATAATTTATGTCGATGTATCAAAAAAGTTGATAATCAGAATGAAGCTCGTGCTATCGGTATATGCACAAAATCAGTTATAAATAATAAAGGATATACGCGAGGAAAATTTAAATGTAAAGGCAAACCAACAATAAAATTACTTAAAAAAAATAAAAAAAATAAAACACAAAAAAAATAATAATAATAATAAAGTTCTTTAATTTTTATTATCAAAATAATTATAATTAAGTTTTTGTAAAATCCATATTTCTAAATATATATTAGTAATGAAAATAGTAGTATTTGATTTAGACGAAACACTTGGTTATTTTACAGAATTTGGAATATTTTGGGATAGTCTAGCTTATTATTTAAAATGTAAAGATAAATATACTTTAACACAAGATGATTTTAATGATATATTAGATTTATATCCTGAATTTTTACGACCTAATATAGTAAATATTTTAACATATTTAAAAGAACAAAAAAAAACGAACTGTTGCCATAAAATGATGATATATACAAATAATAATGGTCCACCTGAATGGGCTCATCATATAATAAGTTATTTTGAAAAAAAAATAAATTATAAGTTAATTGACCAAATTATTGCTGCATTTAAAGTAAATGGTAAAACAGTAGAAATATGTCGAACAACACATAGTAAAACTCATAAGGATTTTATAAGATGTACAAAAATACCTACTAGTGCTGAGATATGTTTTTTAGACGATACATTTTATCCTGAAATGGCAAATGATAATATATATTATATTAATGTAAAACCTTATTATCACGATTTACAATTTGATTATATGATTAAAAAATTAAAAGAAAGTCAAATTGGGAAAAACATAATAAATTATGATAAGGAATTTGAAGAAAAAATGAGTGAACAATTAAAACTTTATAAATATAATTGTATTAATAAAGATTCAACAGAATATGATGTAGATAAAATTTTGGGAAAGCATATTATTTCACATTTGCAAGATTTTTTTAATAAATCAAAAAAAAATAAAACATTACGTAATAGAACAAAACGTAATATTAAACGTAATAAAACTGTAAGAAATAATTAATTTTTATTAGGACTTATAATATTTTTAACATCTCCTTTTATATTATCTAAATATTGATTTAATGCTGTTGTCGTTATAATAAACATACCAGCATTAAAAGCTATTTTTCTATCTAAATCTGTAAATTTATCGGCATGTCTTAATGGATTAAAACGCCATATTAAAAATAAACAGACATATAACCTAATGTAATACTCTAATGTATCTAAAAACTTTGGAGCTGTATTTGATAACCCAAAAAAAGAAACAACTATTAAAATGTATGAAAAATATATAAAAATATCAAAAAATGTCTCTTGAAAATCATTTAGTTTTTTGTAAAAGACCATATTTATATAATGTTTATATTTTATTTTAAATAGATTTATAAATGTCTAATGTTCTTGCACTTGGGTCAGTAGCATTTGTGTATTTTGGCATCCAAAAATAAGGCACTATTTGTTCACAATTTGGATAAAATTGTTTAAATATATCTTTATAATACATTTTTTCAGAATCTATATTTGCTTCATGCAAAAAATAATATTTATCTTGTCCTTTTTGAATACTTTCTATTTGTAATTCTTTTGATTTTTCATTCATTTTATTAGAAATTTTTTCTTGTAGTATTTGATATAATGAACGTCCGTGACTACTAACTCCGTCACTAAATGCTTCTTTCTTTCTCCAAAGGATTTCATCAGGAAGAATTTGTCTATCGCTATGGTCTATAAAATTATATTTTGAAAAACTCTTTCTTAATAAATATTTTTCCATGCATATTTCATTAGAAACAATATAATTTTTATGATTTCTAAAATATGAAGGAATCGAAAGAATAAAATTAACAAAACTTCTATCTAAAAACGGAGTTCTTGGTTCAAGACCATGTGAAGAAATAGATTTATCTGAACGCAAAACATCAAACAAGTGTATATCTTTTAATAATCTCCTAGTTTCTTTATCAAACTCAATATCATCAGGACATTTATTCATATAGAGATAACCTCCTAATAATTCATCTGAACCATCTCCATTAAAAATTACCTTTGCTTCTGAATTATTCTTAATATATTTTCCAAGAATATAATTACCTAAGCTTGCTCTCACTGTAGTAGTATCATAACTTTCTATAGCTTTTATAACTTCTGGAATAGCATTAAACATCTCTTCCTCAGTGACAATAATTTCTGTATGTTTTGTTTCTAAATAATCCGCTACAATACGAGAATATTTCAAATCTTCTGAGTCTTTCAACCCGATACTATATGTTTCTAATTTATTTGGTAAATTTTGTGATTTATAATAATCATTTACCAATGCAGCAATTAAACTGCTATCAAGACCTCCAGATAATAAACAAGCAATAGGTCTTTCAGTTGTAAGACATCTTTTGTTAACAGCCGCATTTAAATAACTTGATATTTTAGAGAATAAATTATCAACAAATGTACTTTCAGTTTCATTATTTATTAGCCAACTATGAGAAAAACTAGGAATAAAATATGGAATATTTGATTTTTCTATCTCCCAAAGAGATTTTACTTTATTTGACAGATTAAAAACACTGTATGTTCCAGGTTGAAATTGTTCAATTCTATAATGAAAGGTATTTGCATTGTAAAATTGTTCTAGACATTTAAGTTCAGATGCAAAACCATATAAATTAAAATAATTATAATTATTTTTAACATTTTTTAAATAATATAAAGGTCTAACACCTAATGGGTCACGAGCAATAAAAACCTTATTGTTAAGGTCATTTGTTATACTATTATCATATAATACAAAAGCATACACACCATCTAACATATTAAGTGTTTGTTCAATTCCATATTTAAGATAAAGATGAATTATAACTTCACAATCAGAACCAGTTTTAGGCTCAATTCCCATATATGTATATAACTGTTTGTAATTATATATTTCTCCATTGCATATCAAAATAATATCATTTAAAACTAATGGCTGATTTGATTCATTATTTAATCCATTAATAGCCAATCTATGAAAGCCTAGAACTATTTTCATATATGAATTTTCTAATTTAGAAAATTCAGGTCCTCTATTTTGTCCCTTTAAAAATTCATTGTTAATCATATTTTGGTCATAATTTTCGTTATTAAGAAGAGCGAAAATTCCACACATTATATTGTATAATACATCAATTTACCTTTATATGTTTTATATAAATGTTTTTTTAAAATAAAAATAATATATATTTATATCAAAATGGAAACACCATATAAACAATCGCAAGTCAAAAACAGCCCTGTAAAAGAATGTGTCTCTGATATTCATAAACAAACGAATCAAAGAATTTATGATAGAAACATTCCATCTCAAATGTTGCAACCATACATTGATGTTCGTCCTGTTATGACAAAATATTCTTACTTTCCAATTGTTGACCCTAGAAAAAAAATAAATGTTCCTCTTCAACAAATGCCAACATATAATGTTAATACAGTTTTTAATCCAGGAAATACTACATCTCCATGGTCAGGATTTGCTTCAAATATAAATTTAGAATCAGAATTAAGAAACCAAGTTTATGCTCTTCAAAAGTGTAGTCAATCTGTTTATGTTCCAAATAGTGGAAGTGATTTATATAATTATAAATTTCAGTCAATTAAACAGCCAAATCCTCACGAATTATTATTTCAAAATGATGGAGTTTCACAATTTAATCCAAATCCAGATTCTAGTGTAGTTGGTGCTGGTATTTTTTATAACAATACAAGATGTCAAGTACGTGATATGACAAAGCAGTCATGTTAAATTTTTTAATTTTCTGAAAATGTTATTAATCCAATAATATTATTTTCTGTATTTTCACTATATACACATTTAAATAAATCATTTTCTAACCAAGAATAATCTCCGGATGCACAAGGGTCAGCTCTAAATATTCCGATATCAAATTCTTTAGCGCTTGATAAATGCCATTCTCCTACACTGCTGTAGACAACAAGTTTCTCTCCTGGAAGAACAGTAGTTGGTTTTAAAGAAGCTATTCCATTTTTTGCTTCTGACCAAGCCTCAAGTGTAATAGCTTGAGAGGCATTATTGTGAAAATTAATAGCTTTAGTTGTCTTGAAGAATTGCATAATGATAGTTTTTAATGATTTATATTATTAATAATATTTAGTATTCAATTTTTTTTATAATATTTACACCTTTGCACATTAAAACGCCTATTTTCACAAGTTATGGAATAAATTCATATTAACATATACAAAACCGCATGGACGCACTTCATTGTTACCAACCAAACTGAATTCAAATACACATGTATCTGGGTCTTCATTTACACATACGCAAATATCGTCGTCATAATCATATGATTTTACTTCAAACGCGGCAGGAACTACAAGTTGGGTTATCGGAAGATGAGTAATGACCGGCATAATATCTTCATAACTAGACTGTGTTATTTCCATGTTTCCGCAACAACATAGTCTTCCGCCACCTGACGCACAGTGTTGTTCTGATAAATGGAGCGCATAATACGTATTTTCAAATACAACGTATAATATATACTTTGTGAAAATATTGGGTTTAGTAATTCCCTTTCCAGTTTCATCGTGTAAAATCAAATTATTGCTTTCCGTTTCATACGAGTTACCAATAAAAGTTGTTAGCGTTAGCCCGATAATTTTATATAAATCCATTATGTATTATGTATTATAATATTATATTTGTGTTTTTTTCAATTCAATTTTAAATATAATATCAAATGCATTTTAATATAATATTTAATTTAATAATAAATATTATATGTCAGATGCTTTTGTAAATCAGGTAACGTTGGATTGTCTTTTAAACAAACAGATGTATGGCAATTATTTAAGAAGTAAAGAAGTAAAACAACAAAATAAAGAAGATATAAAATTTTATCGTAAACGCGCATGTAATTTATTTAAAGAAATGATAAATAGAAATGATCCTGAAGATTTATTACCAGACGTAAAATATGCTTACGATAATTTTATAAATTCAACAATACATTACTTTAAGACAATTGACAGAAATGATATAATTCAATCTGAATACAAAGATGTCGATATTCCACTACAAGTTTGTAGTAGTGAAGTACCAGATTTGTCGGGAAACTTTTCTTCCAGTATAGAAGCAGATAAACTTTTATTGCGTTCAGTTAAAATCGATATTCCTACTTTAGATAAATATGTTACAAGAACACGAGTTTATAGAAAAAAAGAAACTATTATATTTCCCAAACAGAGAGAAATTAATTTGAACGAACCTGAATTAAAAAATAAAGGTTTAAAAAAGAATAATATCACTAATATTTATGAAGACACAAAGAAGATTGAAGAAAAATAGTTTTAAAAAAAATGAAACATATAAAAAATATAAACATAATGGAGGTAAAAAATATAACAATAATAATAAAACATCAAAGCTTAAAAAACTAAATTGTAGTCCAAAACAAAAAGACGAAATTAATGAATTCACTTGTTACACTAATAAATCATTATATAAATTAAGAGATTTATGGAATGCAAGGCATCCCGATGTTAAAATTACTTCAAATTCTCCAAAAGAAATCCATCGTTTAATAAGTGAAAAACTTAGTGGTGTTTGCAATAAAGAATCTTGTTGGATAAAACAAAAAGCTGAATTTGGACCAATCGAAAGTGATATGGCTGATTCATTTGCACCTGAATCTCCTCCAGAATGGAAGAAAAATCCTAATGAATGGTTATCAAGTGTGGATATAATTAATGTAATGAAACAATATGAAAAAGCTTATAAATGTTTTGATTTTATTGGTCCAACACCTATTGATTTCGACACAAGAAAATTATATGGAGAATGTGTATGGGATGAATTATGTAATTTTAATCTTGAAAACCAAATTAAAAGTGGTAAAACCAAAATAGGAATTATATTTAATACTGATCCTCATAATAAACCTGGACAACATTGGATCTCAATGTTCATTAATATTAAGAAAAAGAAAATATTTTTCTTTGACAGTACTGGAGACAAACCATCACCACAAATAATGGCATTAGTAAATCGTATTATAGAACAAGGATTAAGTTTAAAACCTAAAATAAATTTTAAATTCGACAGTAATGAAGGAATTGAACATCAATATGGAAATACAGAATGTGGTATTTATTCACTTTACTTTATTGTTCATATGCTTGAAGATAAAATGACTGAACATTATTTAAAAACACATATATTAAAAGATGAATATATGAATAAATTTAGACATATTTATTTTAATGATTCATTATAACACGTATAAAGTATATAAAAATAACGTTTTATATTTATATATTTAATGAACATAAATAACTTTTTAAATAAAGAAAACATAAATACTTTATGGGATGTTATAAGTGACGAAGAAATATTCAAATTCTTATCTAGAGATATTCAAACTACAATTTCAAGTCTTTTTTCAAATAATATTAAGGGATTTTTTGAAACAGAGAGAACAAAAACAAATAGCTTAATTGATTTAAATAAAAAATACATTCTTCTTATTCTCAATCATATTAAAAAAAGTTATCCTTATCAACCAAATAAAATTAAAATTTATGATGAATTACCAGTTAATGAACATATAACAGTTAAAGAACGTATAACAGTTAAAGAACATATAACAGTTGAAGAAATTCAAAATGACCGTAAAACACAATTTGAAAAAGATTTACAACAAAGACAACAAGAATTTGAAAATATCATTAATGTAAAAGTACCACCTGTTCCTGAATTTGCAGATAAATGTGAAGAAATTCCTATATCAGAAATGGATAAAATCATAAAAGAAATGACAGCTAAAAGAAAGTATGATGTTGAACAAATAAATCGTAATTACAGTGCAGATGTAAATCAGACAAATAACTGGTTAATGTCTCAAGAAACTTCACTCAAAACTGAAAAACTATCACCTCAAAAAAATAAAGAAGAAGAACAGCATAAATATAGCAGATTTAATTTTTTAAATTTAGAAGAAGTAGAACCAAATAGCATTATTTCACCTGCAAAAAAGAATGTAACCTGGAGAGATAATGAAGAAATAGATGAGGTAGAAGAAAATATATTTAGTAAGCTTAAAAAGATTAATAAAAAAGAAACATCTTCGGATAATATATTTCTCTCTTTAGAAGAAAAGCCAAATGAAGATAGAATCGCAAATTTAGAAACACAATTTAAAATAATAAATAATAAAATGGATTTAATATTAGATTTATTAAAACAAACAAAATAAATAAATGACTATATAATTATATAATTATGAATATAGTCATTTTAGCATTATCGCTTACGATATTAATTTTAAAACCTTCTCTCCACGTTCATTAACTTCATATGAACCAATTTTTAAAGGTTGAATTGATGAGTCTTCAAGCGCTCTTTTATAAATTTGTTTGTCATAAAGATCTAATACATCCTTGTTGATTCTTCTATAAACATATTCAACTCCATTAATTGTTATTGGTTTGCCAACCCATTCAACTGCAACTTTATTTGCTTTTACTGTTGTATCATTTTGTTGCTCAGAAAAGTCAGGAACATAAGAAAATTTCTCGTTTGTTGGATCTCCAAAATTTACACATTTTCCATTTTGATAAACATAACAATCAAATGCTGATTCTTTAATGGCATCGGTAAGTTGTCCTGTTAGACTTGCTTTTATTTCAGAAATTTCAAAAAGAAATTGGTCACTTGTAATTGGGAGACGTGGCAATGCCTTACTCAAATCTTTTCTTTTTAATTCAATAGCTAAATCTGATTTCATTTGAGCTTCGGAAAAAATCATAATATAAACAAAAACTTCTACTGTCTGAAGAGCTTTAGGTAGGTCCTTATGACTACATATACGTCTTGCACGACCAATAACTTGTTCTGAACGAACTGGATGCCAATAAGGCTCCATAATATGAACATAACGTGTATTTCTTAAATTAATACCTTCAGAACCGGATGATGTAATCATAAAAACTTTTATTACCTCACCCATATTATTATTACGGTACTTAGCTTTTAAAACACTGCTAATACTATCAGGAATTTGGTCCCATTCACCATTATAAATATGTCTAAGCATTTCTTTTTCTTCAGATGTTTCAGTTCCAGTGTATAATGCATATGTTGGTTTTCCTTCATCTACTTCAGGTATATCAATCTCCCAAACATTAAGGTTATTCTTTTTAATATTAAATCTAGCAAACCCATTTTTCTCAAGAACTAAACTAAAAAGACCAATTCCTTCAGCAGTTCTAAATTGACTATAAACTAAATGTAATCCTTGATGTTCTGGGTCTTGTATATTTTCTAATATATTTAAAAATTTTGGGCTATAAGTTTGAAGAGCTTCTGGAGTTAAAAAATCATTTGAATGTTCTTCTATATTTTTAATAGCTCTATCTAATTGTTCTTTATATGTTATTCCTCCAATTTCATCTAGAATTTCATCACCTTCAATCTCTCCTTCTCGTTCATCTTCAACATCTTGTTTTGACTCTACTTTTTTACCTTGTTTTAAGAGAGACGCAATATTTGATTCTTCCTTTTCTTCTCCTTCTTCACTCTTTTTTTTCTTTGATTCAGGAACTGGTCTATCTGGCATTATAAAATTGCAAAATAAACGTGAAAAAATGCGATATGTTGATGTTTTTTCTTCAAATAAATCGGCAGAATCAGATGGTTTTTTTCTCTGTGACTCTACTTCTCTTTCTTGTTTACGCGCAGATTCATAAACCATAAATTGAGAATCACTCATTGGAATTCTTACAATATGATAATCTACACCAAGTTGTTTATTGTACCTTGGTAATAAACTTTCTTGAGCACTTTTAAAATAAGATGATAAGCCTAAAATACGTCTTTTTAAGGAATCAACATTTTTAAGTTTTTTGTCACCCTCATTAATATATCTAGCTAGAAAACTATCTAAATCATCAGGTAAAGCTTTTTTATTAATAACTTCAATACCTTGATAAATTATTTCAATATCATTTCTTTTCAGAATATTTATTATTTTTCTCTCAAAATCATCATCAGAAGTAAATTCATCGTCGAACATATTTTCACCGCTTTCATTTTTTTTTACATTTGAAACTCCTTGATAACCAGACTCCTTTTTAATTTTATTTTTAAACCCAAATGGATTTCTAGTAATAGTTAATATTTTACTAGAAGGAGAATAATCAATATAATCAAGTGATTTCTCTCCAAGTAACATTTCTTGAAGTGTTTGTTTATCTATTTTATTATTTGTTTTAACAACTAATGGTATTTTCCATGTTTTAATGTATCCTCTTAAAATATTAAAAAGTATTCCAAATTCATTAGGATAGTTGATAACTGGAGTTCCTGTTAATAATACAATTCGAGAATTTTTAGCTCTTAACAACATATAATATAATTTAGCTGCCAAGTTAAGTGGAGTTTGGTCACCAAATAAACTTTCTTCTTTTCCCACAGGCTCGTCGGGCTTTGCTTCTTCTTTCTTTTTTCTTTTTTCTTCACCAGTGATATGTTTTTCTTTTTTCAATTTATTTACTATTCTACTAATCAAGTTATGAGCTTCATCAATAATTATAACAGAATTATCAAAAATATTTTTTGTAAAACCAGATGTCATTTCAGATAAACGCTTAGCTCTTAAACCATTATAGTTAATAAATGTATATTTTTGTTTGATCATTTCATTTAATTGCTCTTCAAGAACACTTTTATCTGTATCACTAATCTCATAATAATTAGAACGTTTCTTTACGTTTATAAAAAATGCTCCATTATGTCTGCGAATATATTCTTGAGGCAAATTTAATAAAATAGAAATAGTTTTTAGTGCTTCAGGATTATCAACAGTAGATATCCATTCCCAATATTGATTTCTTTTATAAAGCAAATCACCACATTTTTTAAGTTCTTCGATATAATTTGCTCTTAATGAAGCTGGTGTCATAATAATAACACGTTTTGAATCTTTCATTCCTTCAGCAATTGCAATAGATGTACATGTTTTACCAGATCCAAGACCATGATATAAAAGTAATCCTCTATATGGTGTATAAAGATTCATATAATCTCTAACAACCTTTTGATGAGTAAGTAGAGAGAAATCTGATGACGTTTGTCCAATTGTATCGCAAGAAATATTTTCTTTATTTTCAGCTAATTCCTTTCGATATGGTTCAAACATTGAGTTGATAAAATTAACAAATATCTCTCTATTATTCATGTAATAACTTGAAACTTTTATTAAAACAGGTGGTGATTTTTTTGGCAAACGTTTGCTTAAATCTGTATCTCCTATTTCAATAAGAGTTTCTGGTCCTAAAATTGCAACACCTTTTTCTGGTTTTTCAGTAATTCTTTTCTGTTTCTTAGGAGCTTTTATGGGAATAACATCTTCTCCTTCAGTTTTCTTTTTGGGTTTCATAACAAATTCCTCAGGAGATTCCTCTTTTTCTTCTTGAAAGGCAACTTTTTTCTTTGGTTTCATAACAAATTCCTCCTCTTCTTCACCCTCTTCTATTTGAGGTTCTTGTATTTGAGGTTCTTGTATTTGAGGTTCTTGTATTTGAGGTTCTTGTATTTGTGGTTCTTGTATTTGTGGTTCTTGTATTTGTGGTTCTTCTTCCTCTTCTTCAATTATAAGAGTTTTTTTAGCATCAATTTTTTTAATCTTTCTAGGTTCTGGTAAAACAACAGGTTCAGAAACCTTTTTTTCTTCAGAAACTTTTGTGACTTCTTTCACTGTTACTTTAATTTTTTTGCTTTCAGCTAATTTCTTTAAAAGAGCAACTCTGTCATATCCCTTTTTAGTTTCATCAACAATTACAGGTTCATTTTTAGTTTCTTCTTCTTCACTTTCAGATTCATCAAATAATATTTTAGGCTTGTTAGTTTTTTTTTCGTTTTCTTCAATTTCTTCTCCTTCTTCACCTTCTTCAATTTCTATTGCCTTAGTTTTTGGAGCTCTAGGTTTTCTAGCCTTTTTAATTCCTTTTATAACAACAGCAATACGTTCTCTCTCTTCAACATTTGGTTTTACCATTAATTTTTCTTTTAATGCGGCTAAAGGATTCATTGCTTATATAATTTAAATATATAAATTTTTAATATTTTACAAATCAATAATTAAAGTATTTTAAAATTCTTTATTATTATAAATGGATGTTATTTATAATAATAATATTAAAGAGAATGAATTCTTAACACCAAATGAAACACAAAAACAACCCCAAGTAAAATTAAATTATGATAATAATAAAGAATATATAATTATAATGCATGATCCTGATGCAGTTGGTGGAAATAGAATACATTGGATGATTACAAATATAAGAAACAATGAAATTAATAGTGGTAAAATTATATTTCCATATAAAGGTCCAAAACCTCCACCTAAAACAGGTAAACATCGATATATTTTTGAATTATATAAACAACAAAAGAATAATAATTTAGTACTTGAAGATAGAATTATTTCAATGAATTCCTTAAGAAATAAATTTGCTTTAGATAAACCAATTTTTAAAATTAAATTTATAAGTAAAAATGAAATAGGAAGTACAAAAAAGAAGAAAACTCAAAAAAATATATATAAAAAATCAAAAAAAACAAGACGCCATTAATTTTTTTCTTCGTTACAATTAATCTCAATAAAATTAATTGCTTCATTACATGCAATTTGCTCAGCTTTGCGTTTAATTTTATGTTGTCCTTCACCCATAAATATAAATACCTTTCCTGAATCAAGAACATAATCTTGAATTGCCTTAAAATTTTTAAAAAATGAAATATCAACTGCATCAGAATGTTTCAATGTATGAATAGCTTGGCCTAAACACAAATAGACTCCCATTTTGTATCCGAATTCAATATCATGTTCAATTTCTAAATAATGTGGAGTTACCTTAAATTCCTTTTGTATCTTGACTTGTAATATATTTTTATAGTTATCATCATTTTGAATTAGAGCAATCCAATCTATATGTTTTTCAAATACATTTTCAATAAATTTTTGTGCCATTTGAAACCCAGGTCCAGTTATAAACATATCTTGAAACCAATTTTCATCGTCTTTTACAATAACTTTATTAAAATCTAAAAAAAGAGCTCCAATAAAAGACTCAAATAAACAACCAAGTTTCTTTAAATTTGTTCTAATTTTTTTTTCTTCGGCGTGTTTAGAAAGAATTAACCATTTATATAGACCCATTTCAAGAGCTATTTTTCCAATTGCTTCATTTTTTACGATTGCAATTTTCTTCTCAGTCATAAATCCTTCATCAGCTTTAGGAAAACGTCTATAAAGCAAATATTTTGTGATACATTCTAGAACTCCATCACCTAAAAATTCTAATCTTTCGTTTGATTTACTGCTTAATGGCATACAATCTGGTGGTCGACCAACAATTGTAATGTTTTGTTGAATATTTTCAAAATTTGGGCGTTTAGTATAAGAACGATGGACAAATGCTCTCTCATAAAGCGAAATATTATGTACTTCAGCGGGTATTCCATATTTAGAAAGAATAGATTGAACTTCGCTCAATGTAATCTTAACATTTAGAGGATTATAAGGATTGAATACTAATCCTTCATCGGTTCTAATAATATCATCATCGTGATTAATTTTAACTTCTGTCATTGTACTATACATTATGGGTTTAACTTTATATAGTTTATCTTATATTTTAAATTGATTTATATTTAAAGAGATTAATGGTATATTATATAAATAACTATGGAAGAATGGCGAATAATCAAAGAGTATCCAAATTATGATGTCAGTAATTTTGGTAATATAAAAAATAATAAAACTTCTAAAATTATGAAACAAACCTTAAAAGGAGGATATTATAATATTGGTTTAGTAAATGAACTTGGTAAAAAGACATTTAAAGTTCATAGGTTAGTTTGTTTAAATTTTATTGAAAATCCTGAAAATAAATCAGATGTAAATCATAAGGATAAAAATAAAATAAATAATAATATTTGTAATTTAGAATGGATGACTCATAGAGAAAATAACATACATAGATGCATAGGAACTAAAATGACAAGTAATAAGAATAAATGCGTTTTGAGAATTGATAAAGATACTAATGAAATTTTAGAAAAATATAATTCAATAGAATTGGCAGGAATATGGGCTCTTAATAATGATTATACTAAAACAGCACATAATGGTAGAAATTCAATCGGCAACTGTTTGAAAGGTTTATCTAAAATTGCATATAAATTTAAATGGAAATATGAAAATAAAAATAATGATTTAGAAAATGAAGAGTGGAAAGAAGTTGTTTTAGAAAATGTTGATATGACAGACAAAAAATACTTTGTTTCAAATTTAGGAAGATTCAAAAACAGTTCTGGAATAATTATGGATAATTATAAAGTAAATGAAAATGGTTACATAAGAGTTTTTATTTACAATAAAACCTATGCTTTACATAGATTAATTGCCTTAGCATTTCTTGCAAACAATGATAATAAAGAACAAGTCAATCATATAGACGGCAATAAATTAAATAACTCATTGAAAAATCTTGAATTTGTAAATAATCAAGAAAATCAAATTCATAAATTTAAAATAGGTTTAGGAAATAATTTTACTAGAAAAATAACACAATATGATTTAAATATGAATAAAATAAAAGTTTTTAATTCAATAACAGAAGCTGCAAAAGAATTAAATATAGGAAAATCAAACATAAAGGGAGTTATAACAAATTATAGAAAATCTGCTGGAGGGTTCATATTTAAATATATTGAAGACATAAATGTTTATGAAGCTGTTACAATAAATAAAAATATAGGAAGAAAAGTAGTCCAATATGACCTAAATATGCAAATATTAAATGTACACGATTCAATTGCTATAGCTGGAAGATTTTTAAATATACATAAGAATAATATTTGGGGAGTTATAAATAGTTATAAAAAAAATGCGGGAGGATTTATTTTCAAATATTTAGAAGAAGTATAATTTAATTAAAAAAATAAAATATTTTTGTAGTATATATCATGGTTTATTATTCCGGATCGCGCAGCGCTAGAAATGCGGCATCAATTTGCAATAGACAAAATGTTTGTGGTGGCCCAAAAAAAGCCGGTCTAGCTCCTAGAGTTGGATGGTATTTATCTAGTAATACTATGTTAATCGGTGCCCCTCAAACAATTCCTCGTTTCTGTATCCCCAACACAACTATCCAAACCCAAAAGACTGGATACCGTGCTACAATTGGTGGAAATATGGGTTAATCGTATTATTAATTATATTTTTTATTCTTTTGAATAAATTATTTAACGATTAAAATGATTTAATAAGATATTATTAAATTATTTAATAACTAATGATCATCAAGATTGATACTCGTGAACAAGACCTTTTTGAAAAAATTACAAATTTAGTTGCAAATATACCTATTTTTAAGCAAGCTGTGATAAAATCTGAAACTTTACCTATCGGAGATATTATTATTTCAGACGAAAAAGAAGATAAGTTAATTATAGAGAGAAAGTCTGTATCAGATTTATTAGCAAGCATTAAAGATGGAAGATATGAAGAGCAATCTTACAGACTAAATGGATTAAATCATCATAACCATAATATTATTTATTTAATTGAAGGAGATGTTAATCGTGTTAACCGTTTTAAATCAGATAATCAAACAGAAAAACTAACTTTATATTCTGCAATGTTCTCTCTAAATTATTATAAGGGATTTTCAGTTCAAAGGTCATTTTCTTTAGATGAAACAGCTGTAATGATTTGCAATATGGCTTATAAACTAGAAAAAGAATCTTCTTCTAAAAAAGTATTTTACCAAAATATTAATCCTTTGACTCAACAGCAATCAGGTGGAGATGAACAAAAACCCAATTCTGAAGAAGTTGAGCAAAGTGAAAAGGATTATGTTAATGTTATTAAAAAAGTAAAAAAAGAAAATATTACACCTGATAATATTGGAGAAATTATGTTGTGTCAAATTCCAGGTATTAGTTCTGTTACAGCATTATCCATTATGGAAAAATATAAAACTCTTCCAAATTTAATAAAAGAAATTGAGTTGAATAATGATTGTTTAAAGGATATTACATCTACAAATACAAAAGGACAAACCAGAAAAATAAACAAAACAAGTTTATTAAATATTGTAAAATTTCTTTTGAAAAAATAAAAATATATATTATGAAGAGTGAATTGATGAACCTATTTTTATTTATTGGAATATGTTTTGTTTTATACTTATTTTTTAAAAACTTTAACTTTAGTGGAATTAAAGAAGGAATGACAGATGCTTCAGGTAATTCAGTAACACCACCTCCAAATGGGGTTGCTGGAAATGCTGCTTCATATGGAGCTACTATAAAAGCAGAGAATATTAAACTTCAAGACGCATTTTTAATAACTAAATATCGTACTGATTATGAAACAGCAATTTTAAATTTAGATGATTTACTTAATAGTTTAATGTTGAAAACTGCTTTGTCAATAGATGCAAAAAAACCAGCAGATGGAATTAAACAATTAGCAGAAATGAATCAAGCAAAATCAGCATTGAATAGTGTTATGAAGTTTGTTGATAAACAATAAGTTTGGTTTATATAATAGATATTAAATATTATATAAAAATTATCATTTAACCAACATACAATGATACTTCATTTGATTTGTAGTAACCTTTTTCAACTAAATCTTCTGTATAAGCAGAGCCTCCCCAATTAGGGTCCATAGGGTCTGGGCTTATTGGAGCTTTCTCTTGTTTCATATTCATTTGGTCTAAAGGAGTTGTTGTTCCAATATAGTAACTAGTTTGGTCATATGCTGGATAAGAATTTTGGTTATATGGAGGGTCGTTTCTTGTCGCATCAACTAAAAGTGTTGGATTTGGATAAGCTTGGTCTCCAACTTGTTCTAAAGATGATTCCATTAATGGTGGTACTTGTGAAGCGATTCCTACAGGTGCTGCAGCTGATGGAGGTAATCCAGCTTGTGGTTCGCTAACGCTAGGTCTTGACTTGTAAACACGATTTCCTTGCGCATCATAAGTCTCTTGTAAGTATAATACAGGACATCTTATATTCTGGCTTCTTTGCCAATCCAAAAATTCAGTATAATCTTCTAAATTGTTAAACTCAACAGGATTTACTCCAGGAATTTGTGCTATTTTTGAATTATATAAATAAAACTTTGAACCTTTTTGTATAAGCAAATCTGGACATCTTGGAGCATTTAAAGTGTTATTTGTTAAACCTTCAGAGTATTTAGAATTACTAGGTTTTGCGTAAAAAAATAATCCAATTAAAAATACTATTATAAATAGAAATGTTAATAATGTCATTATATTATATAAGGATAAAATTGTTGTAATTTATTTTCTTATTTAATTTATATAATAATGGTTTTTTTACATATAGATAAATCAAATTTTAACAAGTCTCAAGGTACTAGTCAAAATCCTGTCAATAAATTAGAAAATTATATACATAATCATAGAGCATTTGTGTTAATTTATATGGAGGGTTGTGGTCCTTGTAATGCTGTTCGTCCAGAATGGAAAAAACTTCAAAATGTTCTAAAAAATTATGCTAATAGAGACGACATAGCTATAGTTAGTATTGATAAAGATTTGGTTTATAATATAAAATATATAAAACAACATCCTACTAGTTTTCCAACAATGAGATATATCTCAAATAGAGGTGAAACGACGGAAAATTATGAAGATAGCAATATAAAAAATAAAGATAGAACTGTTGATTCATTTGTTGAATGGATTAAATCAAAAGAAACTCTAGAAAATAAATCAAAAGGAGTGAAAACAAGAAAAGGAGGGAAAACAAAAAAAATGCTTGGAGGAAAATGGTCTTTAAAATATAAACGTAGTATAAATTGTAAAAGACCAAAAGGTTTCTCTCAAAAACAACATTGTAAATATGGGCGTAAAAAATAAATATATACTAAGTTAATTATAATACTAATATATATATGAATGAATTATTAATTAAATCAACATTAGGTTTAATATATGGATTATTTTTAGGTACAACAGGTATTGCTCCAACTAGTTTAGTTTTATTACTACTTGATCTGTGTAAATTTGGAGATTATAAATCAAACCTAGGTGCTATTCTTTTCATAAATTTATTTCCGTTATCTACAGGTTCTTTTTATGAATTTTACAAAGTAAAACAAGTAGATTTTTCTCTAGCTTATATATTATTAATAACAGCAATAATAGGTTCGTTTATGGGTTCTAAATTAGTTGCTGGAGAAAAAGCATTAATTAATACAAAAGGAATAAAATATATAACAGCTTATTTAAGTTTATTTGTTGGCGTGGCATTTTTATACTCAGCATATTATGAAAAAAACTAATACTTTTCAAAACTAGGTTTATTTGTAAAATAAAAAGTAAAAAAATTTAATACAATATTTCTACATTGTTCTCTCTTACTAACTTCATTTTGGTCATCATTTATACAAAAAACCAAAGGTCTTATGTTTATTATTCTATTTAAAGCATAAGTTAAATTATCGTAATCATTTCTAACAAATATAGCTTTTTTAATGTCATCATTATCTGTTATTATGGCTTTATTTTTTGCATACATATATTTACAAATTGGGTAATGTATTTGTTGACAAGGTGCATTCAAACCATTTTTTTGACAAATATCAAATCCTCTTTTATTTCGTGTTTTTGTCATTCTAACCCAATGAATATAGTCAGAATATTCTTCATTAAATTCTCTAACAATACTTTTTATATGTGGAATAGGAATATGTTTATACATTCTACAAGTTGAAGGTGGATATTTAATACCAAATATATTATATCTTTTATCTAATAATATTGGTTTTGTTTCCATAACATATTTATCAACTATTGCTTTTCCATCATAAGTAAAAAAATCTGTATATTTTGTTTTTTTACCTAAAAATATATCATCACAAAAGTATATATAATGTTCCGAAAGTTCTTTTATATTTGAAATAGTTGATTCAATAGCATTTGAGTTTGAATTTGGTAAATAACTTGGATCAGGAAATGTCTCTGTAGTATCAATCATTATTATTTTACTATTGTCATTTTTAATCCAACTTGGATATTTTTTTGGATAATCAGTTAATATATATATTTTATTTACCCATGGAGCATATAAATCAATAGAGCGTAAGGAATATTTTAATTCATGATTATATGATGACCTTACATTATCGGTAACTTCTTCACCTTTCCAAGTATAAACTATGTCAATAGGAAATGGTGGTGTTTCATCATTTATTAAATATATATTTATTAAAAAAAATATAATCAATGCAATTAAAATTAATATAAAAATATTTTGTTGTTTCATATAATTTATATTGTTATAATTTATATTGTTATAATTTATATTGTTATAATTTATATTGTTATAATTTATATTGTTATAAAATCTAAAAGTTTTCTTTTGAATATCCAATAACTGCACAAGCTATTCTCTTACCAGCATTTCCAGTTTTTAAACTTTCAGTATTTCCACCTTGACCACAATCATCTTCATCTTCGTGAATGATTAACCCTCTACCAATAATATTACACTTAGTTCCTCTAAGTTTAATAACATTATCATAAAAAGTATACTTAGCTTCACCTTTATTATTAGTCTTTATATTACCTAAATCACCAACGTGTCTTTCTGTTACACCAGGACATCCATGTGTTTTTCCGTAGGGGTTAAAGTGAGCACACATACTTGTACATTTATCAGTTAAATCACCTGCCTCGTGAACATGAAAACCATGTAAAGAATTAGGAATTAATCCAGTAATACTTAAATCTATTTTAATTTGATTATTAACTAAATCTTCAGTTAGTTTAACAGTACCCTTAATATCATCGTTAAATACAGCAATAGCATAAATTGGTTTATCACTCATTATATTACATAAATAATAAATTAAAAGGCAAACTATAACTAATAAAGATATATAAAAACATATTATTGATTTAATTCTGTATTATATTTTAAAATTGAATAAAATTAAACAAGATAAACATAAATTAATATATTAAATTAACAATGGAACACATTTTTAGAATTGTAGATTTTAATGTTTATAATGCAAAGGATTCTTCTCATGAGTCATCTGATGATGAACAAAATGTTTATAAAGATACAAACAAATTTGTTATTCAGATGTTTGGTGTTGATGAAAATGGTAAAACATATTCATTAACAGCTGAAGGTTATCGTCCATTCTTTTATGTAATGGTAAATGATAAATGGACTATTCAAATGAAAGAAGGTTTTTTAGCTCATTTGAAAGAAAAAATGGGAAAATTTTATGAAGACTCTATTACAGAGTGTAAAATAATTAGGCGTAAGAAACTTTATGGTTTTGATGGTGGGAAAGAACATAAATTTATATTTATTGAATTTGCGAATTTTAATGCTTTTAATAAAGCAAAGAACTTATGGTATTCAGGATATCAAAATGGTCATACTTTATTTAAAAACGGATACAGATTTAATGACACAGATATACAGTTATATGAAGCAAATATTCCTCCTCTATTGCGTTTCTTTCATATAAGAGATATTAGTCCATCAGGATGGGTTGCTGTCCCAAAAAAGAAAGCAATTGAAAATAAATCTGAAAATAAAACTGTAAACTGTGATTATGAGTTTGTGACAAATTATAAAAATATAATTCCTCTTAATAATAAGGAAACAAGAGTTCCTTATAAAATAATGAGTTTTGATATTGAAGCAAGCAGTAGTCACGGTGATTTTCCTGTGCCAATAAAAACATATAAAAAATTAGCAACAAATATTATTGAATATTTTGAAAGTTTAAAAATGGATATCACTAAAGAACTGTGCAAGAATATATTAAGAAGAATAATTTTATCAGCATTTGGATATGAAAATATGGAACAAATTGACTTAGTTTATCCTAAACCTACAGAACATCTTGGTTCAAAAGAAAAAGTTCAAATACTGTGTGAAATTTGGCTAGAAACTCTTGTAAGAAATTTAAAATCAAATGATGATGGACAATATGAAAATAATATTGAAAAACTATTTGAAAAAATAGGAATTGATGAAGAAGAAGATAATGAATATAAAACTCACGTAAAATCTTATACTGATAAGAAAGCAACTATTGTTGATATTCTTTGTGATAAAAAGTTTGAGCGCGAAGGAAAGTTAAATGAATTAAATGACTCTTTGAGAAAGGTTTTTCCAAAGCTAGAAGGAGATAAATGCACATTTATTGGTTCAACATTTATGAATTTTGGTGAAAATGAGCCAAACTTTAATCATTGTATTGTATTAAATACTTGTTCTGATATGCCAATTGAAAATTCGGTAATTGAAAGTTATGATACAGAAAAAGAAGTGTTGCTTGCGTGGCAGAAATTAGTTCAGCGCGAAAATCCAGACATCATCATTGGATATAATATATTTGGATTTGATTATGAATTTATGTTTAGAAGAGCTGAAGAAAATTTATGTGTTGAAGAGTTTTTAAAACTATCACGTAATAAAGATGAAATTTGTGGAAAAAAAGACAAAGACTCTGGTAAATGGAAAATTGAAGAAAGCAGTATTCAAATTGCTAGTGGTCAACATGATTTGAGATTTATTAAAATGAACGGACGTCTTCAAGTTGATTTATATAACTTTTATAGAAGAGGAGAAAATTTAACAAGTTATAAATTAGATTATGTTGCTGGTTATTTTATTGGAGATTTTGTAAAAGGTTTAGAACATATTGATACCGAAACTTCTGTTAAAACTTCAAATATGACAGGATTATTAGTCGGAAGTTATATTCATTTTGAAGAAATAGGTCATTCTGTAGATTATTATGAAGATGGTGCGAAGTTTTTAGTGACTTATGTTGATAAAATAAATGGAAAGTTTAAAATTAACGGAATTGTAAATCCAGATTCTGTGTCTAAAAAAGTTCGTTGGTGTTTAGCAAAAGATGATGTTACACCAAAAGATATTTTTAGAATGACAAATGGAAATGCAGACGATAGAGGTGTAATTGCTAAATATTGTATTCAAGATTGTAACTTAGTTCATTATCTATTTAACAAATCAGATGTTTTAACTGGTTTTATCGAGATGGCTAAAATTTGCAGTGTTCCAATTAATTTTCTTGTTATGAGAGGCCAAGGCATTAAGCTAACAAGTTTTATTGCAAAAAAATGCCGAGAAAAGAGAACATTAATGCCTGTTATTGAAAAAGGTGGTCTTGATGAAGGTTTTGAAGGTGCTATCGTATTGGACCCTAAATGCGACTTATATTTGGACAATCCTGTTGCCTGTAATGATTATGCTTCTTTATATCCAAGTTCAATGATTAGTGAAAATCTGTCACATGATAGTAAGGTTTGGACAACAGAATATGATTTAGCAGGCAATCTAATTGAAGAATGGGGTGAAAAAGATGAAGCAGGCAATTATATTTATGATAATTTACCTGGCTACAGTTATGTAGATGTAAAATATGATGCTTATGTGTATAGAAGAAAACATCCAATGGCGTCTGCAGAAAAGGTTTTGAGCGGATATAAATTATGTAGGTTCGCTCAACCAGTTCCAAATGAAAATGGAGATGGAGAAGCTATTATGCCAGCTGTTTTAAAAGAATTATTAAAAGCGAGAAAAGATACAAGAAAAAAACAGAAGGATGAAAAAGATTTATTTATGTGGCAAGTTTTAGAGCAACGTCAGTTAGGTTATAAAGTAACTGCTAATTCACTATATGGACAGTGTGGTGCTAAAACTAGTACATTTTATGAAAAAGATATTGCTGCATGTACTACAGCAACTGGTAGAAAATTGTTAACATATGGGAAAAGAATTATTGAAGAGTGTTATGGAGATAAAATTTGTGATACAACAAAATATGGAAAAGTTCAAACACGAGCTGAGTACATTTATGGTGACACTGATTCAGTATTTTACACTTTCAATTTAGAGGATTTAGATGGTAATAAAATACGTGGTAAAAAAGCTCTTGAAATAACAATTGAATTAGCTCAGCAAGTAGGTGATGTATCAGCAAAATTTTTAAAATCACCACATGATTTTGAGTATGAAAAAACATTTATGCCATTTTGTTTATTATCTAAAAAAAGATATGTAGGAATGAAATATGAAAAAGACCCAGATGTATGTAAAAGAAATGAAATGGGTATAGTACTAAAAAGACGAGATAATGCACCAATTGTTAAGGATATTTATGGAGGTATTATTGATATTTTAATGAAAAAACAAAATATTCAAGAAGCAATTGATTTCTTAAGAGGTTGTTTAAAAAATATAGTTGAAGAAAAATATCCAATGGAAAAATTAATCATAACAAAATCTCTTCGTTCTGGTTATAAAAATCCTAAAGGAATCGCTCATAAAGTATTAGCTGACAGAATTACAGCAAGAGATCCTGGAAATAAACCAAGCTCAGGAGATAGAATTCCATTTGTTTATATTTCTACGGCAGATAAGAAAGCACTTCAAGGAGAAAAAATTGAAACACCAACATTTATTACAGAAAATAAATTAAAAATTGATTATTCATTTTACATTACAAACCAAATTATGAAACCAGTTCAACAAGTATTTGCTTTAGTTCTTGAAAAAATTTGGGAAATGAACAAAAAAATACCAAAGCTTAAACAATTTAAAAAAGAAACTGAAAATCTTAAAAAAGAATATTCAGAAGATAAAGATAAATTTGAAGATAAATTAGAAGCAATGCGTTGTAAAGAAATTAAGGTATTATTGTTTGATGAATATTTAAGAGTAACAAATAATGAAAAAGAAGGTGTTCAAAGTTTAATGAAATTCTTTGTAAAAAAATAATGTA